ACGTAGTGGTGCTCTGTCTATCTTCTCGCATGGTTTTACAGCACAGATACCACAACTAGTTCGTAACAATCCTATTGCAAAGAAACTAACAGAAAGTCTTTATACTGTAGAACGTAGAACTGAGCAACTTAAACGTGAGGTTCTCTATGGTGTAGATTCTTTTGCAGAGTGGACTGGTGCTGGTAAGTTCTTCCATAAATTATCAGGGTCTGAACGTGCTGATGCTGTTGTACCTGCCATGTACAAGATGGATGAGGCTGATATTGTTGATGTTCATAATGCAATGATGGATGGCTACCGTAAAGGTCAAAAGTACGAAGATACTATTGAACAAAACAAAGCCAACTGGAATGATAAGCAATTGAACCTTGCACAAGTGCTCGTAAAGGCAGCTACAAAGCTCTGGGAAGCCTCTGTGAGGATGCAGGCACACCACGGGTTAGATAAGATGAAGATGCGTGATGGTTGGATGCCTACACAGCGTATTGGGGATCACTATGTTGTTATACAGTATCATGGTATTCCAATTCGTGTTGAGTCTTATTTATCAAAAGCAGAAGCTGAACATCAGCTTTACCATCACTAAGCTCAATTAACTTTTCACCATATCGTAATACATCGTCTAACGCCGTGCGTTCATTCATCTTCAAATTAAGAAGATCTTTAATCGCAGTGGTTAGCTTAGTCCATACAGTCTGTTCACCTAGTTTAATCTTGTTTAATAGTAGTTGAAAATGTTGATGTGACATACCATAGGCAACAAACTCCTGCACATCCTGCATAACAGACTTAGCATCGTCACCAAGAGACTTCTCAATCTTAGCCATATGATCTTTGTTACCTAGGATACTCTTGTAAAGATCGTTGAGGTTCTTAGCAGCACGGTACTGTCTAGGATCCATAGGATCACCACGACCAAACATGTATAGAGCTTTATTAACAGCGTTGTGCACAGCCTCGTGCACCAGTGCCGCAGGCGTGGCTTCGGCCCGTGAGCGAATAACGAAGTCAGCCGTCTTGTTGTGGAAGCCTGCTATACCAGCAAAGTCCGCTTGGTAGTCCAGCTTACCATGACCAATTAAAGGATTGTCCAACAACTTCTGTGCAAGTTCACCAAGGAACCTACTGTAAGGAGTCATGGATTTATCACCTTTGAGATTAGCAATCATCTCAAGACCACCACGAACACCACCACTATCTATGGCAGCAACAAGTTCCTTTACATGAGACCATGTGGGTACATAACCATCCATCTTGCTGTATGCTGTTTGATCTTCACGCATAGCCTGACGTTGGCGTACTTCCTGTAGGTGCTGCAATTCACTAGCAACACGCTCTCGTAAATCCTGTACATTTAAAGCATGCTCTGGTGGTAGGTTAGGATTCTGTAAAGCTTGGTCTAGTGATTCTAGTTTGTTTTGTTTTGTTGTAATAGCACTATCAACATACCTAGAAGGCATGGATTCATAGTCTTTAGCAGCAACTGCCGCACCAACAGCATCTCTATCCGTTTCAGGGACAAACTCTGGTTTAGGCTCTGGTATTGCTTTTGGTTCTACTACAGTAGGTGCTTCACCAGTACGGCCTTGTGGGATTTCCTCCATACCTAACAACTGACCTAGTTCACGTTGGATGCCTAGTTCTTTGTTTAGATCGTCGAGATAACGATCACGCATGTCCTCTGGTAAGTTTGGTTGATCTAATTTCTTTTGTAAAACCCCAGACTCCGCCTTAGACACATTATACTGATCTCTAACGTCATTAATAACGTCATATTCAACAGGAGCTTTCTCTTTCGCTACACCAGTGTATGGGTTTTCCTTAGTTGGTGTTGTGTCTCCTTCTGTCTTTGCTTTGGTTGGCGATCCACCAATAGCACCAAAGCCACCACCAAGGATACCAGACATAGCTAACGTCTCTGGTGTATTCTCCCACTGTTTCTGCATCTCAGGTGTTTCAGCAACACCCTGAATAGCCTTACGTGTCAAATAATCCTGTGCCATATTACCACCAGCACCTGTTAGAACACGAGTAGCAAGACCTCCTGACATACTAGCAGGTAAAGCAATGCCTGCCATATTACCTGCTGCGTCTATCAGAGTGGCCTTCTGTGCCGCGTCAACTGATTCCCCTACCTGTACCATTCGCTGACCAGTATCAGCCGCACTGAAGGGCATAGCGAGCATCTGAGAGGGTAATGTGGCTACAGTTCCCGTTAGTTTACTAGCAAAACTTTGTTCAGCACCTTTAGGTGTCCAATAGTCCTCCATGTTCTTTGTTGTTTCTTCCATCTGTTTGAAGGAAGCATCACGCAGTTCATCAGCACCAAGCAAACCAAAAGCACCACCACCGATTAGATGTGCTGCCTTAACAACAGGAATGGCTGCATCCTTTAGACCAATACCAACATTCTCTAGGAATGTGGTATCACGTTTAGGCTCAGACGAAAAAAGACCCAAAGGATCTTTGTCTGGTGCTGTAGAAAATAATCCTAAAGGATCTTTCTCTACTGTATCCTCAAATAAACCTAATGGGTCTTTTTCACTCATTTCAAATCTACTCCATGTTTCTGTTTATAAGCTGCTTTAAGTTTATCGTCAGCAACTCCGGGATAGAGAGCACGAACTTCTGCTAATGTCTGTGTTGGTGTATTTGGTTGTGCTGGTTGTTGTGTACTTTGTTGTGGTAAAGTAATACCAGACTGTACAACATAATGATCTCGATTAGCGCGGGCTTGTGTTAATTTATTCTTAACATCAGCAACCATCTGTTGGTACATTTGTTGGCGTTGTTCTGGTGGTACTTTTAAGAATTGCTCATTAAAAGCCTGCTCACCCTCTTTAGTACCTAACTTTGTTAGCTGTGCTTCTAGGACATTAATTTCTTTTGTGGTATCCATAGCAAGTTTAGCAGCAACACTACCACCTGCGCCAGCGCCGCGAACATTAGCAGCGTCACGTGTGGCAGAAGCATTAATATTAGCAACATCAATTGCCTTGTCGTAATCCCACCCACCCTTGACATTCTCTTTATCAATAGCACCCCAATGTTCTGGTGTATAACCATGTGTGCCTACTAACTCATTACGTTGCTTGGTTAGTGCCATACGCTCTAGTGGATTTTGTGTAGCCGCTATTTGTGTTTCTAGTTGTACAATACGATTACTAACATCAGCATCAGCTACTTTACGTTGTCCTAGTAATGGTGCCGCGGCTAAGTCATATGGTTGTGTTGCTTTGCCTAACTCATTTTCACGCACTGCTTTATCGTAACCAGCCTGTTTAGAATCAACAAAGGATTGTAACATAGCAGGATTGTTTTGTGCTTGTGATTGTTGTGCTAACAAGTCTTGCTGCATGTTAGCAAAGACTTTTCCCTGCACATCTAATGGTTGCATTTGCTGTTCACGTTGATTAGCAAGGAACTGCTTAATGAGTTCCTCCTGTGCAGACATATCAGCATTACCAGCATTAAAGCCTTGGTAAACAGCACCAAGACCAAACTCAGGTTTATAACCTGTCTCAATCATAGGTAAAGCCATTAGCGGCCTCCTTGTAATAGCGCCCGTAGTTGGTCAATCTGTGCTTGTTGGTTATTCTGTGCTGTATTAACAGAAGCATTGTAACCCAGAGCAGACATAATTGGAGAAGCGTAACCATTGGTGTTGTACTTCTGTGCTTGTAATAGAGCCTCAAGTCCTTGTGAATTGGGATTAATGTTAGCACCAGCCGGATTCTGCAAGCTATTGATGTACTCCTGCGCTACCTTGGCTTGGGCTGCCATCATTGCCGGATCACTAGTAGCAGAGTTAGATCTACGACCAGCAGCAGCATCCTTGATAGCCTGTGCCTTTTGAATCTGCTCTACCTGAGACTTAACGATAGGGGCAGAGTACGGGTCTTGCATAGCAGCAGCTAGTTTCTGTTGCATACCGTCGCGCATGGAGCTAGCACCCATCTGACTAGCACCAGTAGATTGAACATCAAATGGTGACGTGCGCTGTTGCTGTTGCTGAACAACCTGTTGCATATTCTTGGCTTGTTGTTTGTTCTGACGACCTTCCATAAGAGCACCAAGACCGGCGACTAGACCTTGACCGCCCTTACCACCTAATGCACCACCAGAACCAAATAGTTGCGATAGGAATCCAGAAACATCACCACCCAAACCACCACCAAACCCAAAACCCTCTTGTGGGGCTTGCATACCACCAAATTGGTCAAAACCAACAGAAGGTTGATTAGGTGTGTTAAACTGATAATTCATTTGTGGTTGTTGAAACCCACCCATATCAATTGGCTGACTCTGTTCCCAAGAAGGTGGTTGATAACCCTCCCCACCCCCAAAGGCATTACCATAATCAGCAGCACCATTACCACCCCAAGATTGACCATCATCAGTTTGGAAAGAATCACCACTATAATCTGAACTTTGTAGGTACTCATTTGATTGTGAATCAAAGTCATCCCAATTGTAATCTTCACCCATTATATTTCCTTTATTAATATTAATAATACTATATATAATATAATATTATTATATAGTAAAAACCTACTGTTGTCAATTACAAACCACCTGCAAACATAATACGTGCTGCTGGTACTGTCACTGTTCCTGCTGTTGTTCCTGGCACGTCTGTTGTTTTTAATGTAATAGTAGCAGCACTAGCCCATACATATAACTTCAACTTAGAACCCTTAGGCCAGTAATTTGTGGATGAGAATAATGTTTGTTCTTCTGTAGTGTTCTGTAGTCTAGCAGATCTAGCAGAGTACTGTCTGATAGCATAACCACTACCAGTATCTATCTCTGCATAGAAGTATAAGATCCTATTACCACCAGAAGCTTCTGCATTTAACATACACGTAAACATATAAGAACCACCGTATGTAAACACAAACTCACCTGTTGTAGTGTTATAAGTAATACCATTATTAGATACCACAGTTGGCATTACAAACAGGGTTGGTGTTGTTGGTAGTACTACTGTTGCTGATGTATCTAGAATCTCGATAGCAGTACTAACAGCAGAATGTTGGTCTAATGTTAGGTGATACCTTTCGGTACTGTTTCCACCCTGTAAGCCTGATAAGTTATTATGTGGGCCTGCTGTTAGGGCTGCATGTTGAGCAGCAGTAAGGTGATACATCTCACCTGATGTACCTCCCTGCAAACCTTGGAGGGTATTATGTAATCTAATAGCAATATCTGTTATGTTTGATCCTTGGAAGTTTAGGATGTACCAAGGAACAGAACCGCTAGTACTTACGTAGTTACGTAACTGGCGATACCACTCTAGCCAAGTAAAGGAACCCGGCTTATCGTTGATTGGTGGTGGAGGCAAGCCTGCCATTATGAACTCCCATCAGTATAAACACACTCTAACGACTCCACACGTAGCGGTTGATCGACAGAATGTTTAATCTTAAATGCCCTACGTCGAAACGACCCTAGACGATGAAAAGCAGGAAAGTCATCTGTTAGTGTGATGGTTTTTTCATTTGACCAAGTTTCGTAATCGTCATTAGTCCACTGTAATGTAACAGCATTTGCTGTTTCATACCTATCACCAACAAGCTTGACAGAACTCATAAACTTTCTGTTGTATGTATCCATATCATAACGATTAGTAACAAGCTCACAGAGGATGGGAAGTCCAGCATCATTATTTACATTAGGATCTAACTTGTAGATTGTCCCACTGGATTTATGTAACAGGTATGGAGTACCATCTGATTTGTCTGCCATATAATTGCCAGCAAAAACCGAGTGATTTCCAGAGGAGTTAGTAGACCACTCGTGCCATAACTTTTCATCAACATCATAAACAAGAGTCCTGTTCTGTGAGATAAGATTTAATATATACAGCAAGTGGCCCTTAGTTCGCAAGCCATAACCACGACATAACTCAAGATCACTTTCTGCGTCTAGGATGCGTTCTATGTACTCGTCTGATACCTTCTTAGGCTGGAAGCCATTAATGATCCACACAGCCCTACCACCACTATCTGAGGCACCAACATAAGCACACATCTGCTCATTCTGGTACAAGCCATAAGGCATTGCAGTACCCATCTGAATTGTTGTTGAATCATTACGACTTAGTGGTGAGCCTGATGCATTAGCAGCATCATAGAAGAACTCAATAGAGTTATGACCAAAGACAACGATCTGGTTATTCTGCCTAGCTAATGAGATAACCTTATCAGGGAACATCTCAGCAGAGAGGTAGTTACTAGTAGTCCAGCCTAGTGGATCATCAAGGTCACAGTTGTATACATCAACGCTGTTTGCTTTCGCTAGGATTACATAACCATCAGCAAAGGTGGGGACAGGAATATGTGGTGTAGGAAAGTCTGGATCTGTAATTGCTGTTACAGTATTATCTGACTTTACAATCCAACCTAATGTGCCATCACAAACAAAAAGGTAGTCACCTATAGTAGAACTATTTGCCCAGAGCAAGCCAACATGTCCAGTAGTTCCTGTTAGAGTTAATAGAGTTACTTGTGTAGTGTTATCCCAAGAGTACAGACTACCACCAATGGCAGCGTAGAACCTACCAGCGAAGTAGGCCATACCACGACCCTCACCAGTAACACCAAAGCTATGGTACAAGCTAGTGCCCGGTCTTTTGTTAATGAAGATCTTGGTATTCTCTAGCTGCTCAACTTTACGTGTCTCAGGAAACATATTGACAAAGCGTTGATCCTTGTCAGGACTAGAGCCACGATTAGAATAAGCCCCCATTAAAGGGAGCCGTACATTCTTAGGTTTTCCTGCCTGTTGTTGTCTTTCCGCCATTGTTATTCCTAAATAATTGTGCTAGTTTAGCTGCTTGCTGTCCTGCTTGTATATTCTGTTGCTGTTGTTTCTTGTCTGTTGTGCCACTAACGTCATTAAACAAACCACCAAGACCACGACCAACACCAGATGTAAGTGCTGAGTTAATCATAGCGTTAGAACCTTTACCAGCAGATCCGACAGCACCTTGAGCAGCCCCACCGAAGAACTGAGATAGACCGCTACCAAGTCCTGATGTGGCATTGGATACAGTAGGCCCAGCAAGACCCCCCAGACCCCCTAGAAGCGCCGCTTGGAACGTACCACCTGTGGAGGCATCCTTAGCTAGCGCGGAATCAATACCAGCACCCAAGGCACCCCTCAAAGCAGAATTACCTAGATTACCCAACCCAAGATCCATACCACTAGCACCTAACGCACCTGACAAAGCTCCACCCCAATTACCTGTACTAGCAGAGTTTAATGCATTAACACCAGCAGCAATCTGACCCCAAGACAATCCTGTACCAAGAGCGCCAGCAGCACTACCAGCACCAGCCAAGCCTGCTCCTGCTGTTAACCCTGCGCCAGTAGAACCTGCTGTAATACCAGCACCTGTACCAGCGGCTAAACCAGCACCAGTTGATCCAGCACCAGCCGTAACACCAGACCCGGCTGAACCAGCACTTAATGCCCCACCATCAGCACCCATCGCTAGTACACTCAAAACAATAGGTGCTATAGTAGAGAAGGCTTGTTCTTGAGAATCAAACCCAAATGTATCAGTAACAAAATCTTGTGTTGGATTGTGTAAAGGATCCAGTGTATCTAGTATAGGATCTAGGAAACTAAAGATACCACCAAAAAGACCCTTACCACCGCCAGACTTGCCATTAGAAACAGACTGGTGTAGTTCCTGTGCATTGTAATAATCTTTGTTTAACCAACCGGGATTCTGTACGGCCTTATCAGCAGACACGAAATAGTTACCATTCTTTAAATTCTTAGTATTCTGTGACCACCAATCTGGATTAGAATATTCACGACCTAAGCCAGCATTGCCCCAATATTGATTACGCTCGTTTGCATACTTACCTGCATTAGAGTCACCAAAGTCCCACGATGTTTGTATTGGTGTTGTATCACCATAAGCATTCTTATAACCGTATAACTGATCTTTAAAGATTAGGGGTGTAGAACCATACAGAGTGTTAAGACCTGAGATCTGGTCAGCAATCTGATTACCACCAAGACTGCCAATCCTGTTAGGAACGTCACCAGTGATGTTACCTTGTGTTAGTAACTGCCCAAGGTTCTCCCAGTCACGGATGTTGTTACCTGTGTAGTAGGAGCCTGCTGTGGTATCCCTAGCAGCATTAGCTTGATCTAGTGTATCATAGTCAGAACCCTTCCAATCATAACCATTAAACAACTTCTGGTACTGGGAACCAACAGCATTACCCTCTAACCAACCACCCTCGTTATATCTAGCAGGTTGGTAGTTAGGGTTTAAACGATAACCAGCATCGGTTAATCTTTGCTGATTGATAGCACCCTGCTGTGTCCAACCACCTTGTTCGTCTTGTACTGTATCGTATAAACTACGATCAAGTGATCCTGTATAATCTTTCCATTTAGAAACAGCAGTGGGTGCATTAGCACTTTTGTACATCTCACTAATAGATTCTTGTAAGGACTTGTAACCCGTACCTAGAGTCTGTCCTTGTGATCCTAGGATGTTGTACTTACCACCACCAATGTCAGTCTTACCATACGGTGTGCCCCACTTAGCAGAACTAGAGTCGGTATCTCCATAATAATTATAGATACCTCCAAGCTTGACAAGTGGGTTAATTGTGTTGGCAGCATCTAGGTCTGGGTTTTGATCCTCGGCGATCTTACGCCCAGCACCCCAAAACTCGGCTGGTTGTTGTGCATCTTGTAACTGTTTTTGATTCTGCATGGCAAAAGAGTTTGGATCACTCGTGCCAAGGCGCATCATCTCATTACGTTGACGCTGTGTGCCTACCTTCTGTCTATTAACAGCATCAGCGATTTGCGCTTGGTCTAACGGTTGGTTAATATCCATTACCAATTTCTCCTGTCAACTTGAAAGAACAAACTCCCTTCTTCAAGTCCGAAGTTGAGTGCATCCTGTTTAATGGCTGTCATCTCTTGCCATAGCATCTTACGATCAGTAGAGCTAAGACCATACTCAGGAGCCAAGCGTGTAGCTAGGCCATAGGTAACAGCATCGTACCATTCCTGTGGAAAGTCTGGTGTATCAGTGCTAGCATCAAAGTCCTCAAAAGGACGCTGATAAAAGATACGGATTGTGTTAGCACTTTGTTCAACAGTAGAAGGTACTGGGAACACAGATAGAACACCATAATTTGCTTGTGGATCATAATAGATCTGAATAGGATTACCAGTACTTGACTTATTACCAAGAATGTTGTACTCTTGTTTAGTAATAATTCTAATAGGTATATCTATATTACTAATACTACTATGATTATATGATTGTAATAACTTTAATGGTTTTGGTATATTAACATTCATACCTAAACCAATAGTATAATCTTTCTGTCCAGACACCAGAGGAATGTCTGTTGCTTTAATAGCCCACAAGGGCATACCGTCAGCTTGCCAAGCTTTGACCAGACCATTAAGGGCAATAGCCCCTTCTGTAATCTGGTCAGTTGTTGGTGTTTCACCTTGAGCAACAACACCAATTAAACGCAAAGCTCGCGTAATAATACCATCTCTGTTTACTGAATAATCAGTGCTGCCGCTCGTCGCCATTATTTAAATCCTTTTGTTAAAGCCAAGATAGCGGTTGTAGCTACAGCCAAACCACCAGCCCACTTGATAAGACTGACTAACCAACTAGCCGCTTTCCAAGCTGACACAAGATCAGCAACATCTGTGGCTAGTAGGTCAATCTTTGTTTCAAGTGACTTTATATTTGTCTCAATCTCAAGAAGCCTTTTCTCTTCCTGTAGTTGATGTTCGATTAACTCTTTATCCACGTTGCACTTTCTTTAATCTAGGAGAAATCATAAAGTGTGCTTGTCCGTTAGTAACATTGTCTAGTAACCAGCCTAGGTTTAAAACCAAACAATAATCACCAAACAAATGTTGCACTCGCTTATATTGCCAGTACTTGCCACAGGAACCACGTAGAAGGCCATAGACGGGCCCGTGATGACTTACCTTAGGGTTGCCATCAAAGACTACCTGATCGTCGATTGTAGCGCTCAGAACAGACCATTTAAAGCCATACAGACTGTTCCGATATAACCACATTACTTGCGACAGGTATTTTCCATCCGTTTTAGCCTTCCAGTTGTTGTCCCCTAACAAACTATTGTCATCCGTCATAAACCAAGACAACCAGTTAGGCAGTCTTGGTTCTAACGCAAAGCCATTGTTATTATCAATACTACCATACTCCTGCTTAGAAAGCAAGGGCAGCAACGGAGTAATCAGATAAGCGAATAGCTGGACTGGGATGTAGATAGCGAGATAGGTTAGGTATCTGAGCATTATTCGTACATGATATTGACTGAACCAGTAACAAATGTGTCGGTTCCATTGAGTGTGGTTAGGCGAATTCTGTCTAATACGCCTGAAAGTGTCTTTCTTCCAGCACAGCTTCCTGAACCCGGTAATCCTATGTTAGACATAGAACCACTGGCTATCCAACTATCACCTGATATTTTAGAGAAGGTAATAGAAGCACCATCAATAGCGCGGGTGTTATCAGACAACTTAACAGGTATTCCTGACGTACTAGATGAACCAAATGTATTCGTCCCGTAAGCCATCCACGACGCCCCTTTGTACCCTGAAGTATCCACCCCTCCAGAAGTACCGAGTTGTAGCAGAATATCGCTAGTACCACTGAGGGTTACGTCAAGTAGGTTCACAGTAATCCGCTTAACCCAACTAGGAATTCCAGTGAAGTCCTTGCTAGTACCAGAAGTAGTAGCTTGTGCAGTTCCAAGCGTTAAAGGCTGGGTTAGTTTAGCCGGTGTGAGACTGTTATCTGCAATTGTTGGCACGACTCCAGTTAAAAGCGAACCATCAACTGCTGGTAGTTTTGAAGCAGCAGTTAAACGTACTACTTGATTTGCAGAAGTACCCACATCAAGATCTGATAAGATTTTAGTCCATGTAGCCGATACAGAACCCTCAAACTGATCTAGTTCTGTATTATACCGCAAATAACCATCTACCGGAACTGCATCACGCTCTGATGTAATACCTGATGGTAGGATAGCTGACTTAGTAGAAGCTGTCTTTTGAACAGCAGTGGCTACTTCCTGTTTATCATTATTCAGGTTATTAAGGTTAGCATCCATCTCAGTGTTAGTGAGTGGACTACCCTTACCCGCTCTAGTTACAATAGTTGTCATAGATCACCCAACGGTAACAGTCCAGTTAATAATCATCTCGTCAGCAGCACCTTTGTTAACAACAGCGAAGGTTGTACGAGAGAGCATGGTTCCACCACTAGCAGCATTAAAGATACCAGCCTCAACAAGAGCACCAGTACCAACACCGGGGCCAAAGCTAGCTGAGTACAGAATAGCATTAGCAGTTGGCGTACCACCAGCTACCGTAAGAGCCACACGACTGACTTCAGCAAACAGCGCTATATCAGTACCACCCGGCGCGGTTGCATCCGTACCTACAGCCATATGAGACATAACAGTAGCAGAAGCGTCAGACATGCGCGAGGCGATGTAGGTCTTGCCTGCTGTTACCACTAAGTTCTTTTCTAGGCGATCTAACTTAACTTCCCCAGTGACTGTATCACGGAGGATGATACGCAGATCACCTTTAATATTAAAGTTTTCTTTAATCATTTAAACCTCAAAAAGTTGTAATTGTTGCAACGTAATCGTCTAGGAAGTAACCAGCCTCTACGTAGTCCTTGTGTATAATAGAGCCAGCCTCGCTTGGTGTAACAGAATCTGCCAAGACTGTTCTATAAATAGAACCTATAGATACACTATCAGACAGTGATATAGAGTCAGTTAGTGCTTTAGTATTGACAAGACTTGGAACTTCTGTTAGATCAACAGGATCATCGAATTGCCTACGGAAGATCATATAAATCTCAAAGGCTTTTCTATCCTCTAGATAATCCTCTAAGAAATAAGGATTACCAGAAGTGTTCTCCATATAGTCAAGGAAGTCGTCATTATCAGAAGCAAATACCATATCCTGTAACGGTAGACTTGGTAGGATGAAAGCATCCAACGGTCTAGGTCTGGAGAATGGTATTGAGATCTTATCTTGTCTGGCTTTAACAAAGTCTTGTGGGTGGCGTTGCTCATAGTCCTCAGGACATACTACAAAACCATCCCACCTGTGTTTAGCGTCACTGGCCTTGATCTTCTTAGAACAAACATCACAGATAACGTTGAATCCACCAGAGACATAATAGTTCTTACTCATATTAATACTCCAATACTTGCAAGGTACCTGCTACGGATTGGTTAGCTGTTAGTGGTGTATAAGCCACCACAAGTTCTGACATTCTATTATCAATACCACAATCAAGCACACGTAAAGCAGCATTAGGAGCCTGTACTCCAACAGCATTCCCAGAGATAGGTATAGCCTTTAGGATGCGACCTACGTTAGTTATTGTTTGTGTTGTTACAGTACCAAACTCTACCTTACTATTAGCAACCCAAGTTAGTGGGGCTGAGTATGTAGGATTATGTAATAAATACAATATCCCAGAATCGTTAACACCATTAGTTTGCGTAACACCAAACTCAGAAGTTACAATATAATAATTACGATTATTTGTTTGTTTACGAACAGCACATAAAGGATAAACAACACCCACAGTATTTGTAGAAATACTAATTGAGTTTGTAGCTAGTCCTTGTGCAGATTCTGCAATACCAGCACCCTCTGTTGTAATAGCAGAACAAACAGCGGTAAGAGAACCCACCCCTGTAGAACTACGAATCTCATATCGTAGGGGCTGATTAGGACTCTGAAAGATTATATTAGATTGTATTCCAGCATGGTCTCGTATGGTATGTACTAAAATAAATTTACCATCCACACACAAGAATAGACGTAAAACAGCCCCACCTAACCATAAGAAGTCGATCTCAGCTACTGCAAACTTACTCCAATCATAATCACGAATCTTACCATAACTGTCCCAAGAAGTCCAGGGAATATTATGAGTCTCTGTTCCAGACCGGGAACAGATAAGTCTATAAGTGCTACCATCAGATTCTACCCAACAGCCATCTAATTGTGTATCGTAAGGAGCAACAGCAGAGCTACTAAAATAACCAAAACGTTTTATAACTCCAGTTTGATTTTTAAAGTTAATTGACGTAACTTCAATATCCTGTGGTTTGCCTGAGAAATACTGTGCCCAGACTCGTGATTGTTTTACAAGATATTGGCCTGCTGTTACTGCTAACTCTTGTGCATTTTGTGTATATGTGGCTGTTCCTGTACCCTTAAGATCCCACTTTAAAGTATCATCAGCATTAAGAATCCTACCATCAAATAGCGTAGTCTTTTGTGATACACGAGTTCTACCAGAGGCATCACCCCCCATTGTAGAAGGAGATGACTCTATAGATGTGATGTTATCTATAGAGACAGTCATGTTAAACCATCACAGACTTAAGCTTAGCGATCTTCTCGTTGTACTCAGCGATAAGAGCAGTAAGCTCGGTTTGCTTTGCAGTAATCTCAGCCTCTGCGTTGGTGATAGCCTTATCACGAGTAGCAAATGATGCAGCCAGAGTCTGTGCTGTTACCATTTTCTCTTCTGCTTCTTGTGTGGCTTTAGCGGCTTTCTCTAGAGCAACTTCCAAACGTTCTTGGAGATTCTCAGCTTTCTTAACACGAATCTGGTAGGACTTATCTTGTTCAGTAGTCTTAGTAGCAAACTCAGATTCCAGTGTAGCAGCCTTAGCTTCAACCGCTTTACGTAGTTTATCTAGCTCACTAGCTTTACCCACAGTCTCGACGACAGCATTCAAGCGTTCCTTTTCCTCAGCTAGATTCTTAAGAACCTGTTCGTACTTAGCTGGGTTTTTAACCAGATCAATAAAATCTGCAATATCTTGAATGTTCATTAGCGGAGTCCCTGTAGGATGGTGAGTGTGGTGTCGCCAGTTCCAGCCGTGTTGTTCAGGCGGATAGCGCGAATAGGGAAAGCATAGTTACCATCTTTGTTAGTAGTCTGTGCTACTAGGGTACTATGTTTAAATGCAGTAGGGGTTACAGCAGGATCAAACACATCATCAAAGGTGTGTTCAATATCATAGGTAATAGTGCCATTAACAACAACAGCAAGACCAATATTAAATGGACTCTGTTTATAATCCAGAGGAATCCACGCCGTAGTTCCTGTGAGTGACTTCTTAATTACTTGTGGGCGCATGTTAATCCTTAAATAAAAAAATAGGGAGAGTCCTTTGCGATTAACAAACAACTCCCCCTGTGGGTGTTACAGTGCTAGACCTTGTGGTGGAATGTAGTATTCCACTTTAACAATAACTGGTGTAGTTAGAGTTGCGCTAGCTTTCAAATATACCAACTTGTCTTCTGTTAGTTGAACACCTACAGAAGTACCAGTCTGAGCACCGGGGGTGCTGTAGCCTGTTGAGTTGGGAGCAAAGGCGTTAACCAACTCAGTACCACCGTTAGTAAAACCAACGTTGATAGTCTGAGTGGTATTAGCACCAGTGCAGAGTGCATAAACACCAACAACGACTGCATACTTCGGAAGACCGAAAGCTGCGAAGCCGGTAGAACCGTCAGCTACTTCTAGTTTACCTAGCTTGCTGTACGAGTCCCGTGCTGATGGTGCTGTTAGTGTAACCCCTGCTGGGCCTACAATACCTGCTGCCATAAAATCTCCTTTGTTAGAAGGCAGGGGCCGAAGCCCCCACCATTAGAATCAAGCGCCCGGACTGCCGTAGATAGCGCGTGGGTCAGACCAACCAAAAGAGTAACGAGCAGTAGCTTTGAACTTAGCGTTCTCAGTGTCGAAGTCGTTATCCATCTCGAACTGGTCGCCACGACGCTCGAAGTACTTCAAGCCATCATTAACATCGGTTAGGATGAACCAAGCGTCTGGATCGGTTAGGTAGTGGTTGGTAACAACTTCACTAAAGATACCCATGTCTTTGAGGACGTTAGGATCGTTTAGATCAGTACCAACACGACCGTCAGCGCCAAGGATACGCTTGACTTCAAACTGCTGCTGGTAAGGGATAACGAGCTTACGTGGCTTGGCAGCGATCAATAGACCACGATCATCACGGAAACCAGCAATATCAATAACAGCTTGCTCAAGAGCAGCTTCAGACATGTCTGCTGCGGTTGCAACGCCGTTGGTGAAAGTGCCACCAGAAACAGTTGCGTGGGTAGCAGAACCACCACCACCGGCAGAAGCGATTAGTGAGGAACCATCGCCACCAACATATGAAGAGTTGAAAGCGCGATTGTAGAGGTTAGCCGCTACGATCTCTTTGGTCTGACGCATAGAGCGAGCAAGACCTTTGGCCTTCTGTGCACCAACTTTACCGTACTGGTCATCTTCGTAAATCTCACGGGTGATGATGAAACCAAGTGCATACACAACATGGTTGTAACGTGAGGTAAAGCCTTGACGCTCAGTATCATAAGTGATTGGCGCGCCTTCGTTCTTGACAGAAGCAAGACCAAAGGAACTTAGACCAACGTCCTCTTCGTAAGCACGATCAGAGGAGTTCTTCTCAAACAGCTTAGACCACTCTTCTGGATAGTCATTATAAGACTTACCGTAGATAGAGTTTAGGCCGGGCCAGAGAAGTTTAGCAAAACTTGAACTAGTAATAACACCCCACAGTACCTACCAAATGGTACCAAGGGTTATGTTCTAATCGCTGATGCGCCGGACATCGTTTACGAGATGCAATCTACCGCTTCTTACGCTCTGGCTGATATTGGTTTGAATGCTGACGTTGGTTGCCTAGCATCCTCTGCTTCTACTTCTACTGGTAACTCTGG